TTCCTTCGGCACAATGTCCGCGGACAAATAATTTTCCAACACGATGCGTGATTGTTCGATCATCCGCGTGATCAAAAAATTGTCGGCATCGGTGTCGACGCGCATGAAATTTTTTGATTCTTGCAATGAAACAACCTCACCCGTCAACGTGTTGACGATCTGTGATTCAATCATTTTTTAACCGATTTTGTTGTCCGTTTCCGAACGGGTTTTTGTTCCTTCGTTTCTTTTTTTGGCTTTTCTTCTTTGTATTCAATCGCCAAACCCTTTTCAATGTAGTGTTTCGCCTTTTGTGTGTCTTTAAATTCAACGATGTCACCTTTCCATTGTGTTGTTTGACCATCGCGAACCCGTTGTTGCATGATTAATTTCATTTGAATGTATTTGTGGCAAATTTACGAAATCGATCAAATCAAAATTCAAAGTCAAAATTTTGCCAATATTTTGTTTTTTCGGGATTCAATGAAATGCTTTTCATTTCTTTATTTGGAAACACAAAAAAACCGTCTAAATCATAAACATAAACCGCAAAGAAATCAACTTCAGTTTTTAAATACGATCGATTCTTGCTTCGATGCCTTCGAACGTCTAATTCATAAACGTTTTTGTTTTTTGGTTTTTTCCAATGCGATTTGATTTGAACACGATAAATGGTTGAATCAATGTCAACTATCAAATCATAAACCGAACGCGCTGAAACGGGTGTTGAAACTTTTATTCCGCGACGAACACATTCGATCGTGAATCGCAATTCCGAATATTGTCCGCGGTTGTTGACGTCCATGGTGCAAAATATACACAAAAAAAAACCGACCCTTTCGGATCGGCTTTTCAACTGACTAACTAAATAAAAAATGAAAAATCACTTTAATTTATGAACCCAATGCCGTGATTGCCGTGCTGAATACACCACGAACGATTGCATTTGGTTGGTAATTTGTCAACGCGACGCGTTCTTGAACACGTACCGTGACTAAATTTGACGTAAAGTTTGACGCGTGTTCGCGTGCGAACTCAATTGAAAGGTTTTCACGAACCCACAATTGTGTTGCTTGGTTGAAATCACCTAAAATGAAATTGCCCGCCGTAACTGCCGTATTTTGAATAATGTTCACGCCCATGATTTGCGGTTGTAATCCCGAATATAATTGTTGCCTCAAATATTCGTTTTGCGATGATTTAAGCAACGCAATTTTGTGCATATCTGCGGGATTCAACATGATCGCCGACGCTTGATAATTTGACGCCGCTAATTGTGCCAATGCAACAACTAAAACATCATATTCGTTCGCACTTGTAACGGTTCCAATTCCCGCCGCCGTGTCTGAAAAAACTGCGCCGTCTGTGAATAAACCGTTCAAATTTGGTGCCGATCCGTTTCCGTTTAAAATCTGATCATCTTCTTCCGACAATACTTTTTCGGGTACACGCGCCGATAAATATGACGTTAATTGTGGCGTGTCTTGCAACATTTCATCCGTTAATGTCATGAATGTTCCAATCTTTTCCACGTTCACCGATGTTGCGGTGATGTCAAAATCTGATTGTGTCAACGCTGAACCTTGAGCCGTTGCCGCCGCGCCGTCATCATACGCCGATTCTTTTGGGAATCTAATTGTTTGCGCGTCTGTTGTTCCAATTGGTAAAAATTCACGAACGTGAACCTTTCTTGATGGATCAAATTTGAATTGTGGGACAACCGTTTCGCCCGCAACAACACCCGAAAACGCGTTTGCCATCGTCATGTCGGTGGCTTTTACTTCAAACGCCGATCTTGACGCATTTCCCTTTTGTAGTGATTCGATTGCACCGTCTGCAATGGCTTGTTTCAAAGAACCTTTGAATGACATTGGTTCGTCTGAAAATTGCTTTTTGTTTGCAACTTCCATTTCGTCGATTCTTTTGGTTGTTTCCAAATATTGATTTGTAAGGTTTGAAATTTCTGACTTCAAAACCGCATCCATTTCACCTTTGGCGTTGTCTTGTATTTGTCCCGCCGCTTTTTCGATTTTCGCATCGACCAAATCCCCGATTTGATCCAACTGCTTTTTGATTTCTTCTTGCACTTTTAGTTTTTTAAAGAATTAATAATGTATTTCAAGATTTCATCGTCATTCGTTTCGTTCGGCGTTGTGCGTTCTTCTTGCGGCAACGTGAAATTTTGAACAAATAAAGATTTCAATTTTTGGATTTCTGATTCAATGGCATATCCCATTTCGTCGGAAATGTCTGATTTGCGAATCAACTTTGTCAATCGATCATAACGATCGAAAATTGCTTCACGATTTTTTTCGTTTTTTACGTCCATGATTTTAGCTTGATCGTTTGCCGCTAATGTGACGGCACTAATTTCATACAATTTCACTTCGGCAATTTCACGATAATCATCAACCATTCGTTTTTGAATCGGCATGATCCCGACCGAATTTTCGGTGATCACACCCGATTTGATCACATCCATCCCCAAACGTGTTTTTGGAACTTCCGCAACGAACGCCAATCCCGTCGAATCTTCATACAATTCGCGCATTTTCCCGATCGGCTTTTCAATATCGTGTTGATACAAATATTTGACGCGTTCGCCGTTTTCTTGTATCGTCTTTTTGTATGCGCCCATCATGATCATGTCGCCATCCGAATCAATGTTTCCGAAAACCGATCCATATCCTTTGACGATTCCGTTCTTTTCGTCGGCGTCTACAATTTCGCCGATGTTTGTTTGCTTGTAAATTATCGTGTTCATGTTTGCAAAATTATAAAATTCAAAATTACTTGGTTGACAACGGATGTTCTTCGGGCAACAAGTCGGTGTCAAATGGTTTTCCCTTGAATTTGCCGTTTGCTAATGCATACATGAATGAATTCACGCGCGCATACGCCCATTGTTCGGGACTGCTGACACTCGGTCGGACTGATGACGGGTTTGTGTGATACGCACCGATGCCACGTTTGAATGACGTTGCCAACATTCGATATGTCGCACGCTTTGCGGGATCATCCCCGTGTTTTTCGTTGTGATCTTCGACCTTTTGTTCCAATCCTTTTTTAACTGCCGCCGATATTTCGTATTTGATACAATAATTTTTCATATTATTCAACAATGTTTATTTCATTTTGCGTTTCGATCCAAACCTTTGCACCGCACGACAATGGTTTGTCGGGACTATAAACGACAAATGCCGCCACCTTGTTGTTTTCGTCAAGGATTTCCACCTTCTTTGCGTATTCGTTCGATTTGTACGTTTTACAAGTGATCACGGGATCGTTTTCGCCGTTCTTTTTGTTGCGCTTGATCACATGTTGGTTGACGTGAATGATTGTTTTCATGCGTATGACCATTGACCGCCGTAATCCCTTGATTCCTTTTGTTGTTCTGACTGAATCCAAATGATTTTGCGACCTTCACGCCCTTCAAACAATTCGATCATTCGGTCGGGCGACATCATTCCCGACATCATTGAAATGTGATCGTCATCCAAATTGTCGAATTGATCAAAATATTCGTTCATTAAGTTTTGCAAATGTTCCATTTCTTCCATTGTATTTGATTTTTGTAATTAATATCCGCGTCGTTTTCTGATGATTTCGTGCATTTCGTTGACCATATCCAACATAGCATCATGTAATTCGGGAAAAATTTCTTCCATCAATGGATTGCCGCGATATTTGACTTCATACGCGTGCGCCATGAATTCATGAAATCTGTATTCCCCTTCATAAAGTGTACCCGCTCCGCGACGATAATATGTGCGACCGTGACCAAAACCGACCGTGTTTGGCGAAATGGCTTCCCATGTGTCATTAATATTACACCATAACGCCCAAACATCGGCATCTTTGAATTTGTCTTGATTTTGATATTTTTTTTTGATCAAATTCCATGCATCATATAATTCACGATTTTTGCTTTTTTTGTTTTGTTTGGGGTATTCTTTTTTGATTCGATTTCTGTTTTTTTTGTAAAAATCTTTCCATTTATTAAACCCATTCATAAAAACCGCGTTCAATTCTTGGTCAATATCTTTTAATCTTTGCGACATGTTTCCATTATCATCCCAATAACGTTCGACATGTCTGTACGACGGAATGATGTTGAATTCATCCGCAAATTGATGACCATATTCGTGATACAACACTTCATCCGCGCTATTTTCCCAATTTGCGGCATTCCAACGCACGCCGCGACGGGTGTGTTGTTCCGATCCATCGCCGCGCCTATCAAAAACAAATTTCAAATCCGATTTTGCGTTTTTGTTTTCAACGAATTCCAAAAATTCGTCATTTAATCCGCGATTTTTGCTAAGACTGACGTTTTTTCTGATCCAATCGTCAACTTCATCCCATGATCGTGCAATACCGCCCGAAATCGTTGTTCGTTCTTTTCCTTTTTCGATTTCTTCGCGGATTCTTTTTTCGCGTTCCGTCAAATTCTGCGGTTCTTTTGGCGGCGAAACATCTGATGGAACCACGATCGTTGGTTGCAATGGCTTTTCCCCTTCGACATCTTCTTTCGGAAATGGCGCATGTGTGCAACGACAATTGATTCGGTTTGCCGCGGATGCCGTTGGATCGGACGGGTACATCATATCTTCATACCCGACGATCATTTGTGTGGCACCACGACGACGCGTGATCCCCACTTTGAACGGTTTGTCGAAATCCACGATGTCACCGTCTGCATTGCGATGTGATAACCGTTCACGACCGTCCATTCCCGCCATCCATTCTTTGACCAATTCGTTTGGATCAAACAAATCCTTTGCCGCAACTGATGTGGCATAATTCGCCGCCGTCCCCGATTCGGTACGAACCAATCGAACGGCTTCGTTTCTTGAATATCCCTTGAATTGATTGTTTAATATTCGCGCTTTTTCTTCAACGCCCATCGCTTGGAATTCGACATCGGAAAATAAACGGCGCAAAACTTGTTTCAAATGATCCTTTTTGGTGCCGCTGACCAATGTCACCATGTCCCCCGCATAAACACGACCCGCATGCCCGAATAATTCTTGCCATGTGTTTTCTTGCAATGTCGCCTTTCGCGATAAATGTTGAAATTCTTTGGTGTAAAACTTCGCAAACCGCAATCCGACTTCCGAATATAAATCCGAATACAAATCAATCAATTGATCCGTTTGAAACAATGATTCGTATGAAACCGAACCCGTTGTCAACTGTTGTCGGATGCCTTTTTGATAATTTTCAAACAAAAATTTGTTGAACACACGGATTTGTGATCGTTCTGCGATGTCCATTTGCCGTTCATAATCGGCACGATATGTTTTTTTTGCCCGCTTGATCAAAATGTTGCGGGTGTTTACCTTCAAGATCATCTATGTTGCTTTAATTTAATGCAATCAATCTTCGTTTTGAACGATTTTTTTCGCCCATGGCAACATTGCCGCACCACCCCACAAATTGAATGCTACAAATCCACGATCACGCCATGGTTCATCTTTGAATTTTGGATCAATTTTCGCGTTTTCTTCGTGTCTGCTTAAAAATGAATAAACGCGTTTGACGGTTGACAATGAAATATTGGATCGTGACGCGATTTGCGATGCACGACGCCACCCGATGTCCGTTCCCCCTTGAACAACATCGCGCCCATACTTTTCACGCCATTCCAACATTCGTTTTGCGTTGTTGGTGGCACTTTGTGGATAATTGTTGTACGTTTTTTCTGCTTTTTCAACTTCTTCAAACCCTTGATCACGTTCAATGATGTCGATTTCTTGAAAATTTGGTTCATTTTTTAAAGGTAAAAACGATGACGGGATGTAATAGTCATTCATTTCCGATGTGTCGTCATCTAAACCATACGACATTGCCGCACGCTTTTCGTTTGGTGTCAACCACCATGCCGACGACATTTGATTCACAACTTTGTCGCTTTCTTCTTGCAATTCGGGAATGACTGAAAAATCAAAATCTAAATACAACTTATCACCGTAATTCGGAACCAACCATCGATTGAGTTCATCACGCAACATTGTCATTTTCGGGATCACCGCGTTTTGATACAACGCCTTTTTGGCTTCCTTCATGTTGTTGTACGTTGATGATTCGGTGTTGTTTAGTAACTGAACGGGGACATTGTAAATATTACAAAGGTCTTTGATCGTTTGACCGTATTGTTCGATCAACGTCAAATCCGATGCCGACAATCCAAAATTAACCCACGACAATTTTTTCGGCGTGATGATCACGTCGCCCATGTTGTTCGCGCCTTGATGTTGTTCGCGAAACTTGTCTTTCAACTGCTTGGCTTGCACTTCATTCAAATCACCTTCATCGGCAACCAACATTCCGCGTGCCGTTCCGTTCTGCAAGTACTTCACACCCGCGGTCAACGCTTCATTGTTGGCGTCCATTGATCGCAATCCCGCCTTCAATGGTGACATTCCGTACAAATGTGATCCCGTGCCGTCAAAATATGGGTTGAAATCCTTCATGTGCAACACGCATTCCGCGGGCATTCTGTATGTGCCATTGTATGTCAACGTGTATTCCTTAACGGGTTGCATAATCCCACCCGAATTGATTTCAACGTTCTGCGATGGCAAAACATACAATTCGATGTATTTGTGTTTGTTTGATCCGCTATCGGGTTTGATCCCATACACATACGAATTCCCCGTGATCGAATGAAACGCAATGATTTCAGCCAAAAACGAATTGAACGATTGTGCGGGATTTGGTCGGCTTAATAATTCATGCAATTCGGTGTCCTCAACTTCGACCAATGCATTTTTTTTGATCATTTCCGATCGATGCAAGACGTTCGGATCGAATCCCGATGATGTCAATGCCTTGTACCGCTTCAATTCGGTTTCTTTTTTGACCTCATAAATGCACAACGGAATCGTTGTCGCTGACTTACTG